GTTTCCTCAATCTTTTGGATGTGTCTTAAATCGTGCTTTTTCATAAATCTATTATTTTCTTCCATTTCTTTTTTTACTGGATGATTGTCGGGTAGTAAGTCTGTATCGTGCTTACCACCTTGAAATCTACCTTTTTTAAGAGCAAATAAAAACGAGTTAACTCTTGCTAAACCCCAACTCTCTGGAGTCATATTTGGTCTAACCGAGCCTGGATTAGTATTGTAAGCTCCAACTCCTCTATCAAAAACCTTTTCAAGTTCAGCGTAAGTAGTACGACCATTCCAATCTAAATCAAGCTCTTTTATTTCTTCATTATGTTTTTCAACTTTGTTTTCTAAAGCCTTTTTAATTTTAGCAGTAACTTGATTCTCCTCTTTCTTGCCCTCTAGCTTTTTAGTCAGTTCTAAAATTACGTCTTTCATTCCTTGCTCTCCTAGTGTTCCAATCGTTCCCCATTTAATTTGAGCAACCACTCCACCTACATTAGAAAGGTTTGGCTCTGTATCCCCCTTGAATTGTTTACCATCTTCAAAGTGTCTTTTAATCCAAGACTCTCTCTCTTTTATCCATTCTCTGATGGCCTCTGTGTCTTGACCATCTCTAGCTCTACCCCATAACATAAAAGCCTCATTACCTCTTATGTTGCCTCCAGCTTTCCATATTTCTGGAGTCTGTTCTTTTATAGTTTTAGCAAAGTCATAATCAAATTGTGGTTCTTCACTATTTCTTAGACTTATCTTTTTATCATCTCCCTTGTTAGGAAAGTTAGTCTGTCTTTCCTCATCATCTTCTAGTTGAGCATAACAAACGGCTAGACGTTGGTCGTTGTCCTCATACTCTTTCATAAACTCATCGGACATACATCTTTCAATGTATTCCTCATTAGTTTCGTTTTGTTCTTTAGTCGGTATCGGCATCGCTCTCCTCTTCTACGTCACCAATTGGTGCAAAATTCAACGGCATAAACAACTGGTCACCCTCTGGTCCAACTCTATTCAAGTCCTCCATACGTCTAATCTCATTAATAGACAAAGCACCGATAGAAGCCATCTCTCTGTAATAACTTGCACGACTTGAACTATCTCCTCTAAGTAAAGCCTTAGCATCTAGCTTTACAGTAAACAAACCGAACTCTCTATCTCTAAATAACTTTCTGTTTAGCTCTTGCTCGACCATTACCATATAAGGCATTAGAGTAAATCTAACAAAGTCAATACTCAAAGCCTCAATAGATGAGTAGTTGGCAGCTTTCTCTAAGTGACCAATCAACGACAATGGCACTTTAAATATTCTTGCCACTTCTTCAATCTGAAATCTACGTGTCTCTAAAAGTTGATATTTATTTGCATCTATGTTAGTTTGCTCAAACGTCATACCCTCTTCAAGGATAGCAGTCTTACCAGATACAAATGAGCCACTATAATTTTGATTCCAACTATTTTTAAGTCTTGCAACTGCTTCTTTACTTAGTTTGCCAGGATGCTTGATTACTCCACCAACTTGAGCAGAGTTTCCGAGATAACTATTGGCAGTATCATTAGCAGCAATAGAAGTTGCTATTGTTGTATTCTGTGCTTTCAATACGCTTACTCCTTCATAACCATTAAATGATAAGTTGAAAAAGTGTAGCATATCTTCTTTCATTACTCCTATCTCATAGTCTTTAATGTCATAAAATATTTGACCATCGTGCTTAATTACTTTGACATCTTTTGGATTGATAGGAATAAGTGAGATTGGTCTAGCACTACCATCTCTCTCAATATAAAAATACGCATTCCCCTCTAGCAATAAGTTGGTCATTAGAGTGTCTAGGAATGTGTATGGTGTCATATACTCGTTAGGATTACGAGCTAGTAGTCGGTAGATTGGATGGCTAACGTCAGTAATCTTATCGTCATCCTCCTCGACTCTGTAAACTTTTATAGGTAGACTTGCTATTGATTCGCTGATAACTCTAACACAAGCAAAGACTGCGCTGAATGTTAAAGATGTATCTCTATTTACTGCCGTTTTGTTAGCTGCACCATAACCACCAAACACGGCTCTTAAAAAATTATCTCCACGCTTTTCTGAACGTAGGAAGTCAAATAGTCCCATAAAATTGTAATTACATTACAAAGATAAGAGAAATCGCAAAAGTCATATCCAGACTATTCCCCTATCGTCATAGGTAGAATTGTCACTAGAATCGTCATTCATATAACATCCTAGAGCCATTACTAAAGCAACCATTCCGTCAATCTTTTCGCTTGACTTACTCTTATCCATTTTAATGTTACCAGCAGGGTCTGTTTTCATAGCTAAGTTAGAACACATCCACCTCAACACTTTGTTACCAGCGTGGTTAATCTGTTTGCCTAGTACGAGCTTCTCGAGTTCTTTAGTAGGTGCTGACATACTAGCAAAGCCTTGACCATAGCTTTCCATTGGCAATCCATCTTCTGATAAATCAATCACTAATTGGCTAGAGTTCCATCTATCGTAGGCTATCGATTTAATGTTTACAACCTCAGCAACTTCTTTAATTTTTTTCTTGATGTAGTTGTAATCGGTGACATCGCCATCTGTGAGTTCGAGTAGATTCTCCTTAGACCAACCTATGTAATCAACTTGGTCTCTTCTACTTCTTATAAAAGCATTATCCTTTGGAGCAAAGAAGTAAGGGATTACAGTAAACCTATCATCCTCTGGAATGATTAAAACAAAAGCAGAAACATCTCGCACACTAGCTAAGTCAAGTCCAGCGTAAGCCGTCATTCCTTTATAATCTTCTAAGTGTATTGGAGCTTTGTTGCACTCCATCCATTGTTGGTCTGATAGCCACTTACTAGCTGATGACATCCATTGATTGAGGTGTAACATTCTAAAAGTGTTTTCATAGCTAGGTAGCTTGATAGCTTTCTCTTGTTCTCTTTTGAGATAGTCTAATTTTACTACTTTAGATTCTATTCCTGGATTGGCTAATCTCAATGCTTCTTCAGTTGTCCAATCTGTTTCTAAATCACAAGCATACTTGACGTAGTAAAAACTAGAGTCTTTTATTATTCCCTCAGATACTTTCCTTCCATATTCCTCAGTCTTGTAACATATAGACTCACGATTATAACCAGCCGTTGTTATTGCTATTGTCAATGGTTGCCTCCTACTACCAACCGAAGTAGTCAAGGCATCCCACAGACTAGAGTCTTTCTGAACGAAGAACTCATCCATACAAATGAAACTAGCGTTATATCCAAACTTAGAACTTGCCTCAGAACTAATAGCCTTGAAAGCTGAGTTACTTTTCTCGTGGATTATTGAATTCTTAAATACTTTGAGATTCTTGTTTAGTTGATTGTCAGCTCTTACCATTCCACTAGCAACATCAAATATAATACCAGCTTGTTGTCTATCTCCAGCAGCAATATAACATTCAGCAGATGGCTCGTTGTCGGCTAGTAACATATATAAAGCTATTGCACTAATAAGAGTTGACTTTCCGTTCTTTCTTGGTAGACAAATATAAGCCGTTCTGAATCTTCTGAGCTTACTATCTCTATACTTCCAGCCGAATAAATCTTTTACTATTGTTTTTTGAAATGGCTCTAACTTAAATGGTTGTCCTCCTAGCTCTCCCTTGATATGCTTGATGTGATTCTCTATAAAATAGACTACTCTATCGGCTGCCTTGTCATCAAAATAAAAAGTCTTGTCCTCTTTAAGTTTCATCAATCAAAGAAATTAAAATCGTCTGTCCTTTCCTCATCTTGTTCTGGCATACTAAGGGATGCTCTGCTGCTCGGAGTAAATCCAAATTGCGTAGCAATTTTCATTGCATTTTGTAAAGCGTTTTGCATTACCTTGTACTTAGGTGCAATCTTACTAGACCTTAACCGACCATCTTTGTCCACAGTCTGTTCTGTGAAGTTGCCTTGTAACTCTTGAGCTATCTCTCGGTAAATACCTATCTCATTACAATAGGCTGCTAAGATTGATAAGTCAGTCAAGTGTAACATCTTAATATTAGCTAGTTCGTTAGTGACTAAGTTCCATTCGTCTGCGCCTTGTTTATTGAGAAAGGAGGGAGCTGAAGGCATTGAGACAACTGCCGAAGTCTCCATCTCGTTTCCCACTATCCGAGACTTTGCGAGAGTACCTTTCAACTCCTTAACCTTTGTTGGTATTTTTTTTCTCCCTCTCATTTTATTGAACTTAAACTGGTTTTAGTTTGGTAAATCTATACCCCTACGATTTAGCTTTAATTTTGCATATAAAAAATGAAAGCT